GCTAGACACCACCGTTCAACTAACAGGGGTGCAGGCCGACATCGCAGGTAAGAAAACCTTTGCTGATGTTGTATTAACTACCGCTGATATTGATGGTGGCACAATTGACGGCGCAGTTATTGGTGGCGCTGTAGCCGCAGCAGGAACATTTACAACTGGTACAATTGATACGGCAGACATTAACGGTGGCGCAATTGATGGTACTATTATTGGTGGTAATGCAGCCGTAGCAGGAACATTTACAACTGGTACAATTGATACGGCAGACATTAACGGTGGCACAATTGATGGTACTATTATTAATGGTGGCACAATTGATGGTACTATTATTGGTGGTAATGCAGCCGTAGCTATAACAGGTACAGCTATTACTGGCACAGTGATTACTGGCATAAACTTAATCCTCTCTGGAAACATTGCGGTAGAGGACACAGTCGATGGCCGTGTTATATCTACAGACGGTACAAAGCTTGATACTATTGAAGCTAGTGCAGACGTAACGGACACAGCTAATGTCACCACCGCAGGTGCTTTGATGGATTCAGAGCTTGCTGATATTACAAGCGTTAAGGCTTTGAATCAAGGCGTTGGAACAAGCGATAGTCCTACGTTTGTAAATGTCACTGCTACATCTCTAGATATTAGCGGCGACATAGACGTAGACGGCACTACTAACCTTGATGTTGTCGATATCGATGGTGCTGTAGATATAGCTACAACTCTTACAGTTGGGGGTGGAATAACTGGTGATGTAACTGGTAATGTAACTGGTAATACTAGTGGTACAGCAGCTACCGTAACAGGTGCAGCTCAAACAGCAATTACAAGCGTAGGTACACTTACATCACTATCTACGAGTGGTAACGTTGGTGTAGGATCAACTCCAGATGCTTGGTCTTCTACATTTGATGCTCTTACTATAGGGCCGAATAACTCTTCTATATTCGCTAGGTCAGATAATAATGTTTTTGGAACTACTTCAAATGCTTATGTAAATTCTGGTGGTAGTTGGGCGTATGCAAATGATGGTCTTGCTACCCTGACCGAGTGCCTTAATGGAGAACATTCTTGGTTTACTGCAGCTACTGGTACTGCTGATAATACTATTACTTTTAGTAAAAGAATGAGTATTGACCCAGCTAGTGGCCAAGTTCTCATAGGCGTCAGCGGCCCTAGCGGATACGGTCAACTCGACACAACCACATTTACCACTTCAAGTTCGTGTAATCTTGCCAGAGATGGAGGCGAAGTATGTATTGGTACAGTCACAGCAATCGAGAAGCTCACCGTAGGCGGTAATGTTTCTGCTGACGGTATAGTATTCGATGCGGTCACTGGAAGTGCCACTAGTAATACCTTATCTGACTACGAAGAAGGCACTTGGACTCCTGTATATACAGCATCTACTACTAGCCCTTCGTATACTCTTGACTCACTAACTAAAGGATATTATGTTAAGGTTGGCTCTGTAGTAACACTAACAGGCAGAATAAGAACTGATGACGTTACAAACACGCCTGCCGGTGATTTAAGACTTTCAGGGTTTCCATTCACGGCAAAAGACACTACCCAGATCAGACAAGGTGGCACACTGATGGTTGGAGAGGCTAAGTCGTTTGAAGACGCCTACTTCCCCTCGACAGGTACTGTGCAAGATAATGATTCTTACGCTTATTTAAGCAGGCGTACAAGTGCTCATGGTGTAACCTCAGTTGTTCCCGCAGTGGACGCTTTAAAAACTGGCACAAACAACTGCAACGAACTATCCTTTACAGTACAATATCTAACAGACGCATAACAATTATACTTAGTGGATTCTAAGTACAGACAGGAGATAAACATGAGTTTAACAAAAGAAGTAATCGAAGACAAGATTGAAGTTGTAGGGCCATTCAAAGCCCTTCAGGTTCGCACCGCTACTGTAATTAAGGATGACGGCGTAGAGCTTAGTCGTTCTTTCAGTCGCAAAGTAATCCATGCGGGTGATGACCTCAGTGGTGAGTCAGTAGAAGTCCAAGGGATTGGAGCAGTCGTACATACTAGTGACGTAATTGCTGCATACCAAGAACATATCGAGGCGCAAAACGCTGCTAACGAAGTAACCGAATAAGACTAAGGACTAGTAAGATGGAAGACGTAGATATCCAACAAGGCCTAGACCGCCTAACATGGCGTGTAGATTCCCACGCAGAGCGTCTCGCCAATCTTCACGAGCAGACCAGCGGCCTCAAGGCTGATTTAAACTGTATTAACAAATCACTGCTTCAGATTAAATGGATTGCAGTTGGAGCCTCTGTAGTCATTATGGGTCAATCAATAGGGGCATCACATATACTAAAATTATTAGGAGTATAATATGTTAGGAGTTACTGATTTAATAGCGGGAATCTTTAAACCCGCTGCCGACTTAGTAGACAAACTCCACACAAGTGATGATGAACGCTTAAAAGCCAAAGGGCATCTTATGGATGTCCAAGCGGCTGCGATGCAGCGTGTCTTTGATTATGAACGAGAGATGATCAAAGGCCAGCAAGCAATCGTGCAGGCCGAAGCTAAGAGCGAACACTTCCTAGTGGCTGCGTGGCGGCCCATCACTATGCTTACATTCCTAGCACTGGCTGTAGGGGACTCTTTAGGGTTCCTTGCAACGCCTTTGCGGGATGAAGCGTGGACCTTATTACAGCTAGGCATAGGAGGCTATGTCGTAGGACGCAGCGGTGAGAAGATTGCCAAGGTAATGAAAGGATAAACTATGAAAGACGCAAATATATTAGATACGTTACACGACAGTGTGGCCAAGGAGCTACTCGCTAGAGTGAAGTCAGGTGAGGCTACTTCAGCAGAGCTTGCTGTGGCGACAAAGTTCCTAAAGGACAATGGAGCAACCTACGAGGTTGTAACAGCAGAGTCACCTATGGCTAGTCTATTAGCCGAGCTACCCTTTGAGGAGGCTTCCCATTGAGAAGAAACTACAAGAAAGAATATAGAGACTACCAAGGTAAGCCAGAACAGATAGCAAGACGGTCTAAGAGAAACTCAGCTAGACTAAAGATTAAGAAAGCTATGGGCGCTGCCGCTGTGGCTGGTAAGGATGTAGACCACAAGGATCGTAACCCACACAACAACTCAAGAGCAAACCTCCGCATTCAAAGTAAGAAGCGGAACAGGAGTCGTAATGGATAACAAGGAACTGGCAAAGCTAAGGGACTTCCGTAATTTCCTTTACGTAGTCTGGAAACACCTTAACCTGCCTGATCCTACTTTCGTACAATACGATATGGCTTCCTACATCCAAGACGCCCCTCGACGTTCCATAGTTGAGGCGTTTCGGGGTGTAGGTAAGTCCTATATCACCGCAGCTTTCGTCGTACACCAGTTACTTCTCGACCCACAGAAGAAGTTCATGGTAGTGTCAGCATCAAAACAAAGAGCTGACGATTTTTCGACATTCACACAACGGCTAATCTTAGAACTCCCTATGTGTAGACACCTCATAGCTACAAGTGAGCAAAGGTGGAGTAAGATAGCGTTTGATGTAAGACCCGCTTTAGCGTCTGGTAGTCCTTCGGTTAAATCCGTCGGTATTACCGGACAGCTAACGGGCAGTCGAGCCGACATTATCATTGCCGACGACATCGAAGTACCTAATAACTCCATGACGCAGATGATGCGAGAGAAACTGAGTGAAGCGGTTAAGGAATTTGATGCAGTACTAAAACCAGAGGGAAAAATCCTGTACCTTGGAACCCCTCAGTGTGAAATGAGTCTTTATAATACACTCACAGAGCGTGGATACGAACTTAGGATCTGGCCTGCGCGTTACCCTAGCGTAGAAGAGGCTGAGAAGGCGTATGGCAGCCGTTTGGCTCCTGCCCTATACGATAAGATGGGTGAAGCAGAAAGCCCCTTAGACGGCTTCCCTGTAGATCCTAAGAGGTTTGACGACCAAGACCTCCTAGAAAGAGAGTTATCTTACGGTAAATCCGGTTTTGCCCTTCAGTTCATGCTCGATACGAGTATGTCGGACGTGGATCGGTATCCACTTAAGCTATCTGACCTTATGGTTATGTCAATCGATAAGGATAAGGCACCTGAGAAGCTAATCTATGGTGTGTTTAAGGAGCTTAAGGAGTTACCTAACGTTGGCCTATCGGGGGACAAGTATTACGCCCCAGAAACGATTATAGGAGCTTACGTGGACTATGATGGCTCGGTACTCGTGATTGACCCCTCTGGTAGAGGTCAGGATGAGACTGCTTACGCTGTTGTTAAGATGCTTAATGGCTACTTGTATGTAGCTGCTTGTGGGGGCGTGGCCGGTGGTTACTCCGCTAAGACACTCACAGCCCTAGCGGAACTAGCAAAGGATCATAAGGTCAACACTGTGCTCATTGAGAGTAACTTTGGTGATGGTATGTTCACTGAGCTGTTGAAACCTGTCCTTAAACAGATGTATCCTGTTACAATGGAAGAGGTAAGACACAGTAAACAGAAGGAACTACGTATCATCGACACCCTAGAGCCTGTAATGAACCAACACAGGCTTATCTTTGACCCTAAAGTTATCCAACAGGATTATGAGAGCGTACAGCACCATCCCCCAGAGAAAGCTCAAGGGTATATGCTCGCCTATCAGATGACTAGGATAACTAAGCAACGAGGAGCACTGGCGCACGACGACAGACTAGATGCTCTAGCAATGGGTGTAGCCTATTGGGTAGAACAGATGGCTGCTGACGTGGATGACGAGATTAAAACACGTAAGGACGCCCTCCTAGCTGATGAATTAGACAAGTTTGTGAATGGGTTTAACGTCAATTCAGCCCCTAAACAAGTAGGGTGGATGTAACCCCCGTGGTTACTGGGTAATTCCTAATGTACCCCTATAGGAGAAACCCCTCCCCCCTTTGGTATACTATAGTATAGGTAACTCATACTAACTCTTGTTATGAATGAGTGTTAGGTATTATAGTATACTTAAGGTTACTTAAGGTTACTTAAGGTTACTTAGCAATACACCACTTGCTACCTATTTCCTATTACCTAGAAAAGGAGAGTGATCTACCACCCCAACGTGGGGATCCTACCCAAGCAACCTCGTCCGAGGTGCTGGTAATTTGAGTGTCTCTCACTCAAGCCTCGTCCGAGGTGCAGCAATGTATTTTAGTACAAGAACACCCAAGGTTCGTTAAAGATTCGCTACCTTACGCCTCACCTAGAGGTGCCTTGGGTGTTCTTCCTGCTGGCTTTTGTTTCCCTTTCTGTACTTTGTTCAGCTTAAGAAACAGTTTCTTTAAGGTTCTTTGGGGTCTTAAAAATGGTACAAAAATCTGAGGTGGTATATATAAGCACACAGTCTGCACTTACCCCCGTGGGCTTCTTGCACCATGTTGGTGCATCTGTCACGCGAATGCGAATCATTATCATTTGCATCAAGGCCACGCCACCGGCTACGCCACGGGCTCCCCAAGATTCTACAGAGGCCTCGATTCTCAACGGATATCAGAACCTATAACAGTCAATGCGAATGAGACTCATTATCACTTGGGTGTCTTGGGTATTGCTATGCAAGACGCGTGCCAATTCTGTTTATGTCTGTTTTAGTCGT